ACAACAAGCCGCTTCGGCGTGGCGTGAGCGGCGTTTGCACCCGCAGTATTTGCGAGTGTGAGCGCGATGGGCTCGGGGATCAGTGCGTTTGGCTGAAGCCCGCGGAGGCTGAATTTGAGTGCCTGGGCGAGCCGAGCCTATGCGAGAACCCGCGCGGGTGCGCTTGCTCGGAGGATAGGCAGTGACCCTGCAAGACCGCATTGACGAACTCGTGGCGCAGCACGGAAGCCTTCGCGCCGTGGCCCGCGTGACCGAGATTGACGCCGGCTACCTGTCACGGCTGCGGGCCTACGCGAACGTGAACCCGGGCCGCGACAAGCTGCGTCGGCTGGGCCTGCGCCGCGTTGTGGCCTATGAACGCATCAAGCCGGCTAACGTGTTTTCGGCATCACGTTAACGATCTATGCATCAATTTTCAGCGGCGCATCGCTACGTCACAGCAAGACGTGATGCAAAGCGCGAGAAGGCGCAAGGTTCAGAGCGACCTAGTTCCGATGCTTGGTGAGCGCAACTTCTCATGAATCAGTGCATCACCTGTGCCAACTGGACCCCCAAGGCAGGCGATCCAAAGCTGGCAAAGCAAGGATTCTCCCCCTGCAAGACACTGAGCCCAGGCAAGTGGGTGACGTTCGGTGCGACATTTGAGCGAGACTGCAAGCACCACCGCAGGGCGACAGAGGAAGTGACAAGGAGAAGGACGGAATGGCTTCAAAGCTCGAAACCCTGATGGATTTGGTGCAAGAGTACGCTGTTGAGTACTCCGAAGACATGCGCCATCGGAACCAATACGAAGCAACGTCAACGGCATACGCCGCCCTTCAAGACGCCCTAAAGGCTGTGGTGGAGGATGCGGAGCGGCTTGATTGGCTTGATGGCGCGATCTTTATGAGCCGCTGGAATGGGGTAATTGGGGCTGATTCAGTAGTTGATTGGACCATTGCCGGTGACTGGCGCCATACCGTTGCAAGGATGCGCGGCCACGATCTGCGCGCCGCCATCGACGCCGCAAGGAAGCCATAGATGCGCAGAGCCGCTAAGGTGGACGATAACCATGCAGATGTAGTGCAGGCCCTCAGATCGGCCGGGGCAAGCGTTCAGAGCCTCGCAGCCATCGGTCATGGGTGCCCCGATCTGCTCGTGGGATATGCTGGTATGTGGCTACTCTTCGAGGTAAAGGACGGGACAAAAAGCCCGTCCAGGCGTAAACTCACACCAGACCAGGAAGAGTGGATCAAAGCCTCGCGCGGTGGGCCTGTGTGGCTCATCACCAGCATTCCAGAGGCGCTAGATGCGCTGGAGCAGAGCAAGTGACCGGTTTTCGCCACGCAGCCCGAGGCATTCGGGTGACTCCCCAGGAATCCGAGCAGGTGTCCTCCCGCCTGTGTGCGGACTGAGGGTCGGCGGTTTTTACAAGGGGGTAGTAGGGTTCACCATCGGGGCCACTTGCGGGGCCACATACCGACGAACACCGCGTAGCTGGCATCCTAGCAATGATGCCTACCCCACCCATTTAGCGCATAATCACCTCATCAAACCACTTTGATGCAGTGCAACATGCCTAAACTAGGCGCCAATAAAGGCAACGCAGGTAAGGGTAGACCAAAGGGAAGCCCGAACAAGATCACCAAGGAACTCAAGACCATGATTCTTGAGGCCCTAGACGGTGCTGGCGGCGTGCAATACCTCCAAGACAGGGCCACAGACAGCCCAGCAGCCTTTCTGAGCCTTGTGGGCAAGGTGCTGCCGCTACAGGTGGGCGGCGTTGACGGAGCGCCTATCCGACAGGCCATCGAGGTGATGATCGTTGACCCTAAGGCTTGAAGTCCCCCGCAAGCTCAAGCCACTGCTCTATCCAAGGCGCTACAAAGGCGCATACGGTGGGCGCGGCGGGGCTAAGTCGCACTTCTTCGCCGAGCAAGTCATCATCCGGTGCTACCAGAAGCCCACGCGGGTCGTCTGCATCCGGGAAGTCCAGAACAGCATCAAAGACTCTGTAAGGCAGCTTCTAATCGACAAAATCGAGAAGCTCGGCCTGATGCCGTTCTTTGAGGTGCTAGAGGCAGAGATACGCGGCCCCGATGGCTCGGCCATCATCTTCAAGGGCATGCAGTCTTACAACGCGGCGAACATCAAATCCCTAGAGGGGTATGACATTGCCTGGGTGGAGGAAGCCCAAACCCTTAGCCAGCACTCCCTAGACCTACTGCGGCCTACGCTTCGACGGGATGGGTCGGAGCTGTGGTTTAGCTGGAATCCTCGATACAAGACCGACCCGGTAGACGCTTTCTTCCGCAAGAACCCACCGCCGGACGCTGAGTCCGTGCTCATCAACTGGCGCGACAACCCGTGGTTCCCCGAAGTCCTGCGCAGAGAGATGGAGCACGATTTCATCGTTGACCCCGACAAGGCAGAGCACATCTGGAACGGGGCCTATGGTGCGGGACAGGGCGCGATCCTTGCCAAGTGGGTCAACCGGGCAGAACGCGAGGGGAGAATCCACGCTGGGGTTATGTACGATCCCCTCGGATTACCAATCGAAGTGTCTAGCGATATTGGTTTCCGAGATACTGCTGGCTGGTGGTATTGGCAAAGATGTTTGGGTGGTTATAAGGTATTGCTCTACGATGGAGATAGCGGGTTAGACGCGGATGACTGGATACCCCGCATTCAAAAGAACATCGAGGACATGGGCGCCAAGCTGGGCACAATTTGGCTCCCGCCTGACGCTAGGGCGAAGACCTTCCAAAGCAAGCATACGAGCATGGAAAGGTTCGTTGCTGGCTTCGGGGCGGACAAAATCTCTGTGATTCCTGCCTCAAAGAAGCTCGATCAGATCAGCGCGGCTCGCGCAGTTATTGAGAAGTGCGAGATTCACAAAACACTGTGTGAGGACGGTATCGACGGTTTGACAGCCTGGGAGTATGAATGGAACGAGGAACTAAACGTATTCTCCCGTGAGCCTATCCATAACTGGGCGTCACACCCGGCTGATGCGTTTTCCTACGGCTGCCTCATAATGCAGCTTGCAGACCCTCCAAAGCCGCAAGATTCGCCCATGAGGGGTGTCACTGTGGGCATTCCTTCGGTATCATTGGAGGAGTTATATCAATCGGCCCCCAAACCATCCGGGAGAATCTAAATGTCCGGTGCAGTCTACGAAGGCGGCAATTACAAGAACATCACGGCAACGGGAGCTGTCACGACTCTGCCCTGTACGCTGCTGGGGTTCTACGTCAACTCCACCACGGCAGGCACGCTAGTCCTCCGTGATGGCGGCGCAGGCGGCACGGTGATGGGCGGCACGATCACCCCCGCTGCCGGCACGTTCCACCGCTTCCCCGCCACTGTGGGCGCGTCCGGTCTGCACGCCACGGTAGGCGGCACCATTGACGTGACCTTCTTCTACGCTCCCGCCGCTGGTGTGTGATGGCTGAAGAACTCGAAGGGGTGGAGAAGTGGCTGCGGATCATCGCGGCCTACGAAAAGGAATTCGCCCCTTGGGAGAAGCGGGTCAAGCGCCTGCTTGAGAAGTACACAGACGCCAAGGCGCAACAGCGCAAGACGGCGAAGTTCAATATCCTGTGGTCCAACGTGCAGACGCTGGTCCCGGCTGTCTTCTCCCGACTCCCAAAGCCTGACGTATCTCGACGGTTCAAGGACAACGATCCTGTGGGCCGGGTGGCCTCGCTCATCCTTGAACGAGCACTAGAGTACGAAATCGAGCACTACCCCGACTACCCGACTTCCCTCAGGGATGCGGTGTATGACCGCTTTCTAGGCGGCCGAGGTGTGGCCTGGGTGCGGTATGAGCCGCACATGAAAGCCGTCCCCGATGACGGCGTGCAGATCACCGAGGATCAGGACGAAGCGCCGACTCACGAGGAGTTGGACTACGAATGTTGCCCGGTGGATTACGTCCACTGGAAGGACTTCGGACACCAAGTCGCACGGACCTGGGCTGAAGTCGATTGCGTGTGGCGCAAGGTCTACATGGGGCGCGAAGCCCTGATCGAGCGATTCGGCGAGGAACTGGGGAGCCAGATCCCCTTGGACACGAAGCCCGAGGAACTGAAGAAGACGCCCGGCTCAAATGACGGTGAGTATCAGGCCGTCATTTACGAACTGTGGCACAAGCCATCGGGCAAGGCGATTTGGATCAGCAAGAGCCAAGCAACGCCGCTGGACGTGCGGGACGACCCCCTGGGCTTGGAGGAGTTCTGGCCCTGCCCGAAGCCGCTATTTGCCACGCTCACGACTGACAGCCTGATCCCGACGCCTGATTTCACGCTGTATCAGGACCAAGCCGAAGAACTGGACATTCTCAGTGACCGCATTGACGGACTCATCAAAGCCTTGCAGGTCAAGGGCGTCCACGATGCGGCCACCCCGGAACTGAAGCGCCTGTTCACCGAGGGCGGGAATAACGACCTGATCCCAGTAAAGAACTGGGCTGCGTTCGCCGAGAAACAGGGCCTCAAGGGCTCAATTGACCTCGTTGACCTGACGCCCATCTTTAACGCCCTGCTCGCGGCATATCAGGCATTCGATCAGGTCAAACAGCATGTCTTCGAAATCACCGGCATCAGCGACATTGTGCGCGGTGCGACGGATGCCAACGAGACGCTCGGCGCGCAACAGCTTAAAGGACAGTACGCGAATCTCCGTCTGCGCGACATGCAGAACGGGGTTAGTGAATTCGCCTGTGAACTGCTGAGGATCAAGGCGCAGATCATTTGTTCCAAGTTTCAGCCGCAGACCATTCTGATGATTGGCGCGGTTGAGCAACTGAGCGAGGCCGATAAGCCGTTCGTTGAGCCCGCGATTCAACTTCTAAAGTCCGGCCCGCTCCGCTCGTTCCGCATCGACGTAGAGGCTGACTCTCTCGTCATGATGGACGAGAATCTGGAGAAAGAGCAGCGCGTCGCTTTCCTCGGGGCAGTCTCAGGTTTCCTCAAAGAAGCCATCCAAGCCCCTCCAAGCCTTGCGCCCCTGTTGGGCCAACTCCTGAAGTTTGGCGTGAGCGGCTTCAAGGTCGGCAAGACTGTGGAGGGCGACATTGACCAGTTCCTCGAACAAGCCAAGCAGCAAGCGGCCAACCCTGCGCCTCCGCCTCCTGATCCTGAGATGGTCAAGGCTCAGGCGCAGATGCAGTTGCAGCAGTCCAAGGACCAAAGCACCGCGCAACTGAAGCAAATGGAACTCCAGTTCGCCGACCAGCAGAGCGAGCGGGACGCCCAACGGACCATGCAGCTTGAACAATGGAAGCAGCAGATGCAGGCCGAACAGGTGCAGCATCAAAACGAACTGGAAGCGCAGCGGTCCATGCTCACGACCCAGCATCAAGCCCAACTGAAGCAACTTGAGCTAGAGCACCAGGCTAGATTGGCCCAGATGCAGGACGAATTCAACCGCTGGAAGACGCTGCAAGACAACGAAACGAAGGTTGTCGTGGCGAACATCAGCGCTTCGGCCAAAGCGGCGAGCGCAGCAGATGTGGAGTCAGGCGCAGAAGATGCGACTGAGCCCGCAGAAGAAAAGCCGGACACCAATCTCGCTCTTGCCGAGGCCATGAAGGCCCTTGCTGAGCAATTCGCCAAACCCCGTACCGTCATCCGAGGGCCTGACGGCAAGGTAATCGGGTTGCAGTGACATGCTCGGCCTTGCCACACCGCTGCGGAACTCACGGCTAGACCAGATCACCGCGCGGGTGGGGAACGCGGCGCTTCTTCGGGTTTACACGGCCCCCAGGCCAGCCACGGGTGGCGCAGCAACAACTCTGCTGGTGGAGTGGACGCTGGGAACTCCGTTCGCCCCTGGTGCTGTGGTTCCTACTCTATCTCCGACGCTGCCGGCAGATACCACGGGAATCACAAACGGGACTGCTTCATGGTGGCGCATAGTTCAATCAGACGGGTCCACGTTCGTGATGGATGGTGATGTGGGCGTTGAAATGATTATGAACACCACCTCCGTAGCCTCTGGGGCGGCTTGCAAGGTGCTGAGCTTCAGCATTAACGAGGGCAATCCTTAATGGCTGTCTCACACATCAAATCAAACATCGTCCCGGACTTTACGGGGACGGTGACCGTTTTCAACTCTGCGGGCGTCACTGCGACGACCAACGCAACGGCCCTGGTTCGCCCGAGCGATTGGAACTCGGTCCACAACCAATTCGTCACGATCAGCGGTAACACGCTGAATGCCTCCACCGCGAGCGGGTCAAACATCATCTATCAGGGTGCGGGCAATATCAGCCTGTTTGCCACCAGCGACACCCTGATATTTAGCGGGTCGCAATCGGTTCAGACGCAGGGCACGGTCAGCGTTCAGGGCAGTCAAGGCGCTATCGTCTTCTCGAACTCGAACAATGTCACTTTCGGTGGTAACGCTTCCACCATCACCGCCTCTGCCTCGTTCAATCAGACGGTACAGACGCAGGGGAGCGTGCAGGTTCAAGGATCGACCGGCGCGATCAGCTTTGCCAACGGGAACGGGATTACCTTTGGCGGGAATGCCTCGACCATCACCGCGAGCCACAACGGGTTGACGAGCCAATCGAATCAGGCTGTCAGCGCGGCCAATGGGTCCAGCGCATTCCAGACCCTGAGCTTTGCCAACGGGAACGGGGTGACGTTTGCCACGGGTGTGGGCGGCCTTGGCGCATCGGTCGAAACCAGTTACGCAGCATCAAACCACAGTCATGGCAACCCAACGCTGGCGCTCACCAATCTTTCCGGGACAACGGCGAGCAACTCGGCTGGCCTTACTCTGTCTCTCTCCGCTGCTGCTCCTGGGGGTGGTGGTGGGCCTGCCATTTCTGCTGCTGGTTCGTCGGGTTCGACAGGGACGATAGTTTTCAGCAACTCCAATGGTGTTTCGTTCGGCATGAACGGCAACACCATCACCGCGACGGTTCAGCCCGGCGCGGCTGCGGGGATTGCTGCGGTCGCTGCGGGGACTCAACAAGCCACTAGCGGGACGGTCACTTTCGTCAACTCAAACGGCATCAGCTTCGGCATGTCTGGATCATCCCAGATCACCGCGAGCTACACCGTTCCCAGCACTGCGGGCCTTCTGTCGGCTGTCAACATCAGTGCAGGGACGACGAGCAATAACCTGTCTGCTCTGACCTTCGGGAATGCCAACGGGGTCACGTTCGGGCTCAATGCTTCCACGGTCACGGCAAGTCACAACGGCCTGACCACGGCCAGAGCATCAAACGACGCTATCGGCCTGAACTCTGCGTTCACCGCTGGCCCGCTGGCGATGACGATCAACAGTTCAGGGCTAAGCCTGAACGCGGCCAGCGCAGCAGGCACGACCTCGGGGTTCACGGGTGGCGCGAGCATCTCGGGCTCGATGACTCACAACACGGCTGGCCTTGCGATCAGCCTGAGCCATCCTGCGTGGATCACGACCGCGATGCAATCGAACGCGGCGACCATCTCGAACATCAACATCTCTGCGGGGACGACCAGCACCAACGCATCCGCCTTCACGTTCAACAACGCCAACGGAATCACTTTTGGCCTTGGAACGGGAGCTAGTGCAGGGTCGATCACTGCCTCTCACAATGGGCTGACGACTGCTAGAGCCTCCACGGATGCCATTGGCCTCAACACGGCTCAAACGAACGTCACTTGGACGGTCAATAGCTCGGGTATCAGTTTCAACGCCGCAGGGTATGCGGGCACTGCCACCACGTTCAACGGTACGAACGTTTCGGGCTCAATGACGCTCAACAGTGCCGGGTTGAGGCTGGACCTGTCAGCCGGTGCGGGTGGTGGCGGCGGTGGGGCGGCGATCAGCGCGGGCTTGAACAGCCAAAGCACTGGCACGGTCAACTTTGCCAACTCCAACGGCATCACCTTCGGACTGTCCAATAACGGGACGATGACTGCGAGCTACAACAGCACGCAGTTCGCTGGGACAGGGACGACCTTTGCCGGGGCGAATATCTCTGGCTCGCTGACCCAGAACAGCAACGGCATCAACATGTCCCTGTCTGTGGCCCCGCCTGGGGCTGCGGCTGAGAACAACGCCATTAACCTGCTCGGAGCCAACACCGCAGGCAACACAACCGCCACGGGCTCAACGATTGGATGGTCTGGGCTCAACCTGACCCTGAGCGGCACTAACGCCTCTCAGGTGGTGATCTCTGCGCCCGCTACGTCCTCCCTCGTTGGGTCGAACGGCATCAGCGTCAGCACGAACGGCAACACGATCAGCATCTATCAGCCTGCGGGCTCGTACTTTGCTAACTCTCCGGTACTGTTCAACAGCCAAACACAGACGGTCGGACAGTCCACGTCTGTGGTGTTCCCGATTGACCCGAAAGAGATCGAGCAACCCGCGTTCATGCGAATGGCTCATACGGTCAGTCTTGCCTCTACCTCGTTCGCCTCGACCGGGAATACGTCCTACAGCTACAACCAAGCTGAGACGCACAACCTCGTGCTTTACAGCCGCGGAACGGGCGCTAGTTCTCAGTCACTTATCAGCATCTTCAGCACCTCGGCATCGGTGCAAATGTCGATTCGCCTGAGCCGGAACACGACCAACAACATCAGCGTTACCCATGCGCTGACGTTCCCGAACTCTGCCGGAACGTCTTCACTGTCGTTCAGCTACGCAGCCACGAACAGTTCGGACCAGTTCTCGACAACCCACATGACGGCACTGTCGGGGATGAAGCTGTGGGATTCGCAGTTCTCCACGCTGCTGCCTGGTGGGTTGTACTGGGTGGCTTACGGTGTTTCGACAACTCAGACCACGCAGCAGACGGCCAACCTGAGCGCGGCGCGACTGCTGCACTCGCACATTGCCATGAGCCAGCCAAATAACACGCTGGGCCAATTCGGAGTGGCCAACGCCGCGTCCAATCAATGGCAGATGGGCATTGGATCGTTTTCGACGGCTGGCGGTGGAACGACAAGCGCTTTCCCCATCTCGGCCATTAGCTCGTCGTCGTCGCATAACGTGCCGTTCATCCAGCTTCAGCGGATCGCCTGATGCCGACGTTTGGTCAATCGCCAATCTCTGGGGGGGGGACATTCCCCTGCGATGAAGACCGAGCATTGTTGTCGAAGTTCACAGCACCAGCTTCGGGAACGATCACTCAGATCAACCAAGTCTTTGATGCGACCTCGGCGGCTGGGGGTAGTTTCAAGGGGCTTGTATATGCTGCTGACGGTGCCGGGGGGATACCTGGCACAAGGCTGGGTGTAGGTGGTGCAACCGCGGTCCCTGCGGGTGGTGGGGATCTGGCCTCAACTGGCCTGTTTGTCACGATTACAGGGGGTGTGTCTTACTGGCTTGGGGTTGTCTGCAATAGCTTTAACCCTGTCTTGCAGACGGAAACTAGCGGCGCAGCAAGCCGCATGGAGGCCACGACTTACGCAACCCCAGCAGCGACATGGACGGAAGCGGGCGTCGGCGTCACGAATATTGACGTATATGCCACGTATGTCCAAGGCCCGACGATTACCGCGCAACCCAACAACCAAAGTGTTTACGTTGGACAGACGGCGACTTTTACGGTAACCGCAACGGGAACCGGAACGCTGCACTATCAATGGAAAGACGACGGATCAAACGTCGGGACTGATTCGTCTACTTATGCGCCGACCGTGGCGCTTGCCGACAACGGGTCAATAATTCGCTGTGATGTATCTGATGACAACGGGACCACGCCATCTAATAATGTGCTTCTGACGGTATCCCCAGTTTCTACAGCCGCATGGCTCCGCGCATGAAACCACAAATCATCGTCCCCGATTACGGTAAGCACAATCAAGACCTCGAAGCGACGGTCAAAAGGGTTACCGAATCTTCGTCGTGGAAGAAACTAGACACGGTGATGCTGATCCCCTCGGGTGGGCAGGTTCCGGTTAAGGCTGCGCTGTCATGGCTGAATCTGTATTCCCCACCAAACAATGCTTTTTTCCGGCTCCCCACTATCGGGGCGGTAAATCTAGAGGTGGGGGAGGCTTTCAGCCAATCCATCGAGTTCATCCTTAGCCATCCGCAACTCAAGACCTACAAATACGTCCTGACGTGCGAGCACGACAACATTCCGCCGCCTGATGGTCTTATCAAGCTCCAGCAGCAGATGGAAGCCCACCCCGAATTCGACTGCATCGGCGGGCTGTACTTCACCAAGGGCGAGGGAGGCGTGGCGCAGATTTGGGGCGATCCACGCGACGCAGTGAACAACTTTCGCCCGCAGCCTCCGGTGCCAGGTCAATTGGTGGAGTGCTGCGGCACAGGGATGGGATTCAACCTGTGGCGCCTGGACATGTTCCGCGATCCAGACCTCCGTAAGCCTTGGTTCAAGACGCAGACCGAGGGCGGGGTGGCGACCCAAGACCTGTACTTCTGGTCGGATGCTCGCAAACACGGCTACCGCTGTGCTGTTGATTGCTCTGTTTTGGTCGGGCATTACGACCTAGAAGGCAAGTTTGGCCCCCCCGATATGGTCTGGTAATGGCCCCGTACTACAGGAGACTAGATTGGCTAAAGGTGCTGTTCTTCGCGTGGCTGAGCTACCAGTCACAGGTTCTGAGTCTGTGGTCGCAGAACCGCTGCGACTCGATATCGGCTGCGGCAAAACGAAGATGGATGGATGGGAAGGCATCGACTCCATCGACTTCGGCCAGAAGCACGTCCACGATATCCGCAAGGGCCTTCCGTGGGTGGCTGACCAATCGGTAGCAGAAGTCCGATCCTCTCACTTCGTTGAGCATCTGACCGGCACGGAACGAATCGCCTTCTTCAACGAGCTTTACCGGGTGATGAAGGTGGGGGCTACTGCTCAGATCATCACGCCGAATTGGTCTCATTCCTGTGCCTACGGTGATCCCACCCATCAGTGGCCCCCCATGTCGCAGTGGTATCCGCTCTATCTGAACAAGGCGTGGCGAGACGGGAACGCTCCGCATGCCCCCTACACATGCGACTTTGACCACACCGTTGCGGGTTCGTGGGACCAGTCCATTGAGGGCCGGAACGCAGAGCACAAGCAGTTCGCCATGAACTCTTACACGAATGCGTGGCGCGACCTCATCGTGACCTTGACCCGGAAGTGACGTGTCTACCGCATTCCAGCCGAATGCTTTCCAAAGCGATGCTTTCCAGATTGAGGGGGGCGTATCAACCAATGACGTAACGGTAAACATCGCCTTTACGCTTGATGGTTGTTCGGCTGCAATCACCGTTAACTCTGCTGCCTCACTGTTTGACTATCACGATGGGGGGGACACAAAGAAACGCAGGAAGCGGGAACAGGAGCGGATAGAAGAAGAACGGCTAAGGCGCGAGCGGCTTCGGGAACAGATTGAGGGGCTTGTATCTCCGCCTGAGCCTGTAAACCTAGAGGAAGCCCAGCAGGTTCTAGCCAAGGTATTCAAAGAGGCTCCAAAACCCGTTATTCTTCCTGCGTTACCCGTTGAGGATGAAGACGAGGAAGATATACTCAGACTGCTGATGAGTTACTATGAAATACCACGCCGAATACTCTCCTGAAGGTGAACTGGTCTACGAGGTGAAAGACGATAACGTCACCGTGGACAAGCGTCACCGCTCGGAGGATGCTGGATATTTCGTCATGGGCGATATCCAGCCGTACCAATCGCAGTTAACTGGAGAGATGGTTCAATCTCGCTCCCGTCATCGCTCCCTGCTGAGGGAGCATAATTGCATAGAAGTCGGGAATGAGACAAAATACCTCGGACCCAAACCCGTTAAACCCGCTCCGGGTCTGAAGCAGCGGCTGATTGAAGTGGTTAACTCCAAACTGTAGGA